CATGTACAAGTTCATCAAGGAGCAGGACGCACCGTTCTTGCTTGAACAGCGTATCCACATCGCAAACATGCGGCAGTTCCTTGACGAAAACCCTGACCTGCACCCTGTCGGTTTGCAGGAAGATCGGAAGTACGCCATCACCGTCCGTAAACCCTCTAACAAGTGAGGAATGACATGACCGATTTGATTACTCTTAAGAACAACGTCCCCGCACGTTCGGAACGCCGTACTTCGCGGCTGGCAGAGAAGATCGCTGGAGGCGGCAGCAGCCTGCGCCGCGTTGCCACCAACACCAACGGTACCTTTAAGCGTATCGTGGGCGGTGAGCAGATTGGTAAGGCCATCCCCCACCAGATCGACGTCATCATTGTCGATATGCTCCCCGATGTGTCGCGCGAGTACTACGCAGCCGACTACGACCCGGAAGGTAAGGCCACACTGCCTGATTGCTGGTCAAACGACGGCAAGACCCCGGACGCCAAGGCTTCTAACCGGCAGGCTTCCAGCTGCGCTTCTTGCCCGATGAACGTCGAAGGTTCAGGCGCTCGTGGTAAGAATAAGGCTTGCCGCTATAAGCGCCGCCTCGCTGTGCTGGCTGAAGGTGATCCCTCGGGTGAAGTTTATCAGCTGAGCATCGCTTCCAAGTCCTTGTTTGGTAAGAGCAGCGGGCCGACCTATCCGTTCGAGTCGTACTGCAAGTACTTGAAGTCCAACGGCGAAGCTCCAGACACCTTGGTGACGCGCGTGGCGTACGACCTTGATGCCGATACGCTGACGCTGAACTTCCGCGAAGTGCGCTTCCTGACTGCGGAAGAGGAAGCTCTTGTCGATACCGTGTACAACGACCCCGAGACCAAGCGGTATACGCGGTTGACCGTGGCTGAAGCGGACGGTGTGACGGCGAAACCAGCGAAGATCGCTGAAGCTCCGAAGAATATCCCTGTCGTGGAAGAAGCGGATATCGAAGAAGAGCCGGCACCGATCAAACGCCCTAACCCGAAGTCTGAAGCTGTTGCACCTACGGTGGTTGAGGACAGCAAGCTGGCTGCGCTCATCGACGACTGGGGCGACGAGGACTAAGCGATGTACGGCTACAGTATCAGGGTAGCCGAAGCTGTCAGGAACGCTGACGAGAGACTTTTGGGCGTCCAACTTGGGCGTGAGTGCATAGAACGCAATATCTCTATCGTGGATGTTGCGCGCACCCTGAATGTCTCTCGTCAGACCGTTTATAGCTGGTTCACGGGGCTTACGCATCCTCATCCACACCGCAAGGAAGCTATTCTGGTGTGGATGAGATCGGGCCTGAAGATCAGCGGCTGAGCTTTGGCGGACGTATCAACTGGCGGGTTTGCCCGCATCAGTGGACTTTGCAATGCAAAATGTAGACCTTTTGAGTACGGTGCAGCCAGCCGATGGTTGGTTTGCGGTTCTCGGCATAAAAGGTCCGCGCGACGTACGGCAGGTTTTTGTAGCTACACGAGAAGAGGTAGACGCGCAGGCGGCCAAATTCGTTTCACAGAAACGGAACGTATTTTTCGGGGTGGCCAAGTACGCTACCAACGAAAGCCGCACGAAGGACAACGTCAAAGCCTTACGCGCGTTCTGGGTGGATATTGACTGCGGCCCTAGCAAAGCCGAAGTCAACGAAAAGACCGGCAGACCTGAAGGGTATGCGGACCAAGCCGCCGGGTTGGCGGCACTCCGTAGTTTTTGCAAGTTGGTTGGGCTCCCTCGTCCGCTGCTTGTTAACTCAGGGCGCGGTGTCCACGCCTACTGGCCTCTTACACGTGACATTACACGGCAAGAGTGGGAGCCTGTAGCTGCAAGGCTTAACAGCCTATGCGTAACGCATAACTTTTATGTCGATCCCTCGGTGTTCGAGGTTGCGCGTATCCTGCGCATACCCGGCACTTTCAACTTTAAGGATGACCCACCCAAGGAAGTCACCGTCATCTCTGATGCCGGTGCAACAGATTTCGATGTGTTTCGGAACACCCTAGGTGTTTCAGAACTCCAAGTCTTTGATATCCCAAAAGAGCACAGGAGCAATCTGCGGGGTAAGCTGCAAGACAACACCACGTTCAGCTTCGCCAAAATCATGCGGCGTAGCCTGAAAGGCGATGGTTGCCAGCAGCTGGTAGCCGCGTACAAGGATCGGGAGTCTCTCTCCGAAGTGCGCTGGTTTGACGCCCTGTCGGTGGCCAAGTTCTGCGTAGACCGTAGCGCGGCCATCCAGAAGATATCCGTAGGGCATCCTGACTACGACCCTGTCAGGACGCTGGATAAGACCAAGCATATCAGTGGCCCGCACAACTGCGCCACATTCGAGCGCAACAACCCCGGTGGCTGCTACGGCTGCCCATATCTGGGTAGGATTAAGAACCCCATCGTCTTGGGCAAGGAAGTCGCTGAGTCTGAAACGGAGGATGGTAACTACGTCATACCTGAAACCGAGGACGTCCCGGAAGAAATCCGGATACCCAAGTTCCCTTATCCCTACGTGCGCGGGAAGAAGGGGGGTATCTACCTACTCTCTGACAAGGAGGAGACCGAACCGGTCCTTGTCTATGAGCACGACCTGTATGCCGTGAAGATTATGACCGACCCGAAGGACGGCGATGTGGTCCTGATACGGTTGCATCTGCCCAAAGAAGGCATACGTGAGTTCGTGTTACCATACGCTGTGGCTTGCGGGGACTCGACAGAGCTGCGCAAAAAGCTTGCGTTTAACGGCGTAGCGTCAACCACCAAAGAGTTCCCTGCGCTGGCGACGTTCGTCACCCGGTCGGTCAAAGAGATGCAATACGAGAAAAAGGCGGAACGTATGAGACTGCAATTCGGATGGGCTGACAACGACAGCAAGTTTATCGTTGGGGACCGTGAGATCACGGTCGATGGCATATACCATAGTCCTCCGTCCTCAACGACGGCGGGGCTAGTTGAGCATCTTGTGACAGTAGGCAGCTACGAGAAGTGGCAAGAGGTATTCAACCTCTATGGTCGTCCGGGGCTTGAGCCGCATGCTTTTGCGGCGTTGGCTGCCTTCGGTGCCCCTCTGTTCAAGTTCACAGGGCAGAGCGGCGCTATTCTGAACGTCATTCACCCCAATTCGGGTACTGGTAAGACCACCATTCTGCACATGTGCAACAGCGTCTGGGGTCACCCGAAGAACCTATGTGCGATCAAGGAGGATACTGCCAACGCCAAGACGATGCACCTCGGCATCATGAACAACCTGCCGTTTACGGTGGACGAAATCACGAACATGCATTCGACGCAGTTCTCCGAGATGACGTACAACATGAGCCAAGGGCGCGGTAAGAACCGCATGAAGTCCTCTGGCAACGAGCTCCGATTGAACGCCACCACATGGCAGACCATCAGCTTGTGTTCGTCTAACGCGTCTTTCTACGAGAAGCTGCACGAGAAGAAGGACAACCCGGACGGCGAAAAGATGCGCCTGCTGGAGTACAAGATTGGCTACAGCGATGCGCTGCCCACGGAACTGGCCAAGAACATGTTCGATCACCAGCTTATGAACCACTACGGTCACGCCGGTATCATCTACATGCAGTGGGTGGTGAACAATCTGGAGACGGTCAAGGATACCCTGCGCACTGTGCAGCTGAAGATTGACCGCGAACTGCGCCTTACGCAACGGGAGCGCTTCTGGTCTGCCTTAGTCGCCGCCAACATCACCGGGGGTATCATCGCCTACCGGCTGGGCATCATCGACTGGGACATGAAGCGCATCTATGCGTGGGCCACCCAGATCGTTGAAGAAACCCGCAAGGACGTAGCAGCCCCGGTCGAGGTTTCGGCTGCGGTGTTGGGTGACTACCTGAACCGGCATATCCACAACATGCTGGTCGTCAACGGCAACGCGGACAAGCGGTCAAACATGCTCTCGCTGCCGAAGCAGCTGCCGAAGGGCGAACTGCTGATACGCTACGAGCCCGATACGAAGCGGTTGTACCTTAGCTATAAGCACTTCCGGGAAGACTGCATCCGCAGCCAGATCAACTTCAAGGACTTCACGGAGGATATGAAGAAGCGCGGTGCGTATATCGACCCGTGCAATAAGCGCATGTCCAAGGGTACGGAGCTGACCACGCCATCTATCTACGCCATGGAGTTCGACACCAGCGTAGGTGACTTTGTCGATATGGACGAGGTGGTCGCGGCGGAGAGCGAGGATGAAAGTTGAGGGTGTCGCCTACGAAGTGAACTGGCGGAAGTTCAAGCGCGGGACGTCCATATTCCTACCGTGCTTGGACCCCCGCAGGGCGAAGGAGCAGGTGCTGACCGTGACCAACCGCCTGCGGCTAAAGGTGCTGTTTAAAGTTACCATCGAGGATAATGTAAGAGGTTTACGCGTCTGGCGTGTTCGCGTATGAACGTCAGCGGAAGTTTGCTCCTTCCGTTGCTTCCCCGCTGGTGAGGTCCCGCCGACCTTATCAGCGGGGTTTTTTATTGG